GTGGGAACAGCACCGAAGTGGGTCGGCAAGTGGGCAGGCGGTCGGGTTCGCGAGGCCCGGGGTAGGCGGGTGTGGGTCATTGAGCGACAGCGCCGGGTCGTCGCCTTGGACGTTGCTAGCGAGCGCGAGGCGCTGGCCGAGTTGGCACTCTGGGAGCGCAACCCGGACGGCTACCGAACGAGGCGGCAGGCGGCGGCAGATAATGCGCCGGTCCGAATCGACGAGGGCACGCTCGCGGGACTGATGGCGCACCTAACCGAACGGGGCCTCAGCAGGGAGTACCGGCGCGATGTTCGAAACTACCTCGCGGCTTGGGGCGAGGCACTCGGCGGCAGGGACCTGCGCAAGGTTCAGCTCCGGGAACTGCGCAAGTTCCTCAAGGTGTGGAAGACGGCGAAGAAGAGCCGAATCATCGCCCTCAAGACCCTGACCGCGTGGCTGCGGGAGGAGGACGAACTCAATCCGTCCGAGGACCCCACGCTGGAACTCAAGGTGCCGCCTTCAGTGGCAGAGAAGGGCCAGCGGGAGAAGGGGTATCCAATGGCGCTCGTCGAGCGCTTCTACGCCGCTATCGAGAGTCAGGCGGTTCGGGATGTTCTCTGCCTACGAGCGAAGACGGGCATGCACGATTCGGAGATTGCGCGGATTGCCTCGGGGGCCGGCGAACTGCGCGAGGTGGATGACCCGTGCGGCATCAAGGGAACAGTGAAGTTCCGCCACAAGAACGGCAAGGTTCACATCGTCAGCCTGGACGCCCAGGGGTTTGCGGCGGCGCGACGACTTCAAGCGCGCAAGAAATCCCCGAGTCGCAGCACCGTCCATGAGTGCCTCGGCTACGCGGCAGCACGCCTCAAGAAGCAGTTCCCCGAGGGGAAGATTGAACGCATCCACCCCGGAGAGCTGCGGCACTGCTTCGCGACGTGGTCTTCCGAGTGCGGCAGTGTCGTGAAGCCCACGAAAGGAGGTGTGCCGCTTGAGACGGTCGCGGCGGTCATGGGGCACCTGAACACGCGGACGACCAAACTTTTCTACGAGGGGGTACAAGTGCCACTGATGATTGTGTTCCCCCTGCGGCTGGAGCACCCCAGCGACCCTGTCGAGGTTAGCGGGGAGGAGCGGCAGGCGGCTTAACGTCGCCGTCCAGCGGCACCGCGCGCAGTGCCGTCGCGCGGGCCATGCTGCGACTTGCGCTGCGGCGGACAGGCTTACGGGGCGGCGGCTCGACTCTCAGGGCCGCCAGCACCGAAGCCGTGACGATGGTCGTTTCCCGCCCGAAGCGAGGGGCGCGAACGAGTCGCCCTTGCTTCAACAGCTCGAAGACACGGGCGCGGCTGCAATGGAGCAGCTCAGCCGCGCGGGCAATTGTGATGGCGGGGCCGTCAAGTCGTGGGTCGGTCATGCTCCCATCCACCGGGCAACCAGAGCCGCGCCCTTGATTCGGTAGTTGTCGGGTTTGAGCTCCGACGGGATGAACAGCAAGGCCATGCGCGCTCACCTCGGGAATACTTTCCGGGGCGCGAGTCGGCCGACGACGTGCAGGCCGATGCCGATGGCGTCCCAAACGTTGTGGTGCTTGTCCTGGGCGCGCGGGAGCTGCACCCGCAGGTGTTCATGGGGGCGCTCGCCGAGGCGCGCTTTGATGCGCTCGACCATGACGTCGCCGTCGAGCGTTCCCTTCCACTCACGGGGCAGGAAGCTGTGCTCATTCGCCGCGCCGAGCCCACCAGCAACCCGGCCGACGACGCCCGCGAGTTCAATCAGGTCGTTCGGGTCGCCCTTGCTCTTCCCGGCTGTGTAGACCTGTGGGCACTCGCTCGCGACGGTGACGGAAACCGCCACGCCAGCGGCCCTGAGAGGCTCCAGGAGCGACGAGACGAACGCGGCGACCGCTCCCGCCATGTGAGACCATGCCGCAAGCCCACGGGCCTTCCGCTCGGGATTCGTGGGCATGGCCGCCGCGAGCAGCTCGCCCGAGTCCAGGTCGAAGAGCGCGACGCCACATTCGCGAAGCCCGGGGTCGAGCGCCACGAGGAGGTGTCGCGGGGTGGGGGACAGGGTCATCCGTTGCACCAAAAAGGGAAAGGGTTCCCTCCCTAAATGAGTGCGGATTTCGGGCGTGGTTCAGGCCGCGCGCTTCGAGAGTGGCTCCCAGACGAGCAGCCGCCCGGAGCTGTCGCGCACGGTGGCGACGTCCTTCGACATGATGCGGCTCAGCGCAGGCTCGGCTTCGACTGCCGGTGCCAGGTCGGGAGTCGTCTCCTTCATCGCCTCGCGCATCAGGAACGCCTTGCGCTCGGCCGCGTCGTGCATCCGCTGGGCGTCATCGGCGAGCAACTCGCTAATCAGCTCGTCATGCACCATGAGGACGAGTCGCGAGCCGTAGAGCGGCGAGCGACGGTCGACGTACATCTCGCGGCTGACGCGCCACATGGCGAGCTTGCACCCGACAGCGCCGAGCCCCTGGAATGGCGTGTTGAGAATCTGCGTATAGCCGCACCCGCCGCGCAAGATGTTGGCCCCCGGAATCATCACATCGGCGACCCCGCCCCCGTAGGTGCGCGACTTCGCCCGGTGCTGTAGCTCGCGCTGCTCGGGCCACGCGTTGAGCCACTTCGTGTCCAGTTCCCTGGCGACTTCGACGCAGGCCCGGCAAACCATCTTCGGCTTGCGCTGCACGGTGATGACGACGCGCTCGACACCGCAGACGTCTGCGCGCTTCGCCAGCAGGCAGAAGGAAACCCGGTCCTTCGCGCGTGCGTTGTAGACGAGCGAGCCGCCCGTCATCCCGCCGCCCTTGCCGAAGTTGAGAATCTTCGCGAGCTGCCGGAAGGCGACCGCGAGGGGCTCTTTCGCCTTCACCTTCGGAAGCAGCTCGTCGTAGCTCGCCCCGAGGAATTCGGCCGCGGCAAGGGTGTGGACGTCGAGCCCGCTGTTCAACGCTTCGGCCATCTTCGAGAAGCCGAGTTCCCAGATGGCCCGCTGAGCCATGGTGCGAAGCTCAAGCCCGCCGTAGTCGACCGAGCAGTAGACGAAGCCGGGACGGGCCTCGTGGACCTCCCGAATGCCGCCCTTCTGGGGGAGCTGCTGGTAGTCGCTCGAAACGCGCGTGGTGCTGACGAGCACGTTGAAGCGCGGATTGATGGGGAGCGAGGTGCCCGCTTCGACGACGTCCAGGTAGGTCGACTTGTACTTGTCGACGCGTCCGCCCTTGCCCAAGTTCTCAAGCAACGCGTCGCCCGAACCGAGCAGCGTGTCGCGGTCGGTCGCGACCTGGCCGTCGGGGAATCGGTCGCTGGGCGCGGTAATGGGCGGTTGCCCGTCATAGGCGGCAGTCACGAGCGCCGCGAGGCGCTTCGAGTCCTTCGAGCCGTCGGCCCGGTAGATGCCTGCCGCCTGGAACTTGGCCCGGTTCTCTCCCCATTCCCGTTCCACCCGCTCCCGCAGCACGGCTACCGAGTCACCGTTCGTTCGGAGTCCCCAGATGGAAGCGAGGTGGAGCGCGAAGGCGGCGCGCATCTGCTCGGCTTCGGCATGTAGGTTGCCGCCGTTAGGCGTCTCCCGGGCTACGGCTTCCTGCCGGAAGAAGACGTCGAGCGTGTAGCGGGCATCGCGCTTCGGGTACGCAGCGGCTCCCGTCGGCCAGCGCTCGACAGGGACGCCGTCGAGTTCCGCGTAGCGCAGGCGCCATGCCTTCGGATTCTTTTTGTCCTCGCTGATGTCGAGCCCGAGATGGCGCTGCACGAGAAGCGCGAGCGGGTAACGGGCGCCTTCGTCATCGTCGAGCTTCCGGCCCGTCGACGGGTCCACGCCGTAAAGGCCCCGCGCGATGTCGATGAGGGCTTCGCGAATCTGGACACAATGCAGGCGACCTGCTTCGAGCGCCGCGAAGATGGGGGCCACGAGGCTTCGGTCATCCGCCGCCATGACGCCCAGGTCGTAGGCGAGGTTTGCGCCGACAAGGTGCGTGTCAGACGCGGCTATGGCCTCGCGGAAGAACTGCCGGGCTTGGGCCTTGTCCAGCAGTCGTTCGCTGCCTGGAGCTGCCGCCGCGATGCTGCCGCACACGAGAGGGGGCGCGAGCAAGCCGGGCTGAATCAGCCACGTTTCCGTGTCGAAGGACCAGACACTCACGAAGGACGCCTTTGGCAATGGGGAAGCGGCCCGTGTCGTGGGCCATCCGCCGACGGAAGAGCGCCGTCAGTCGCCGCCCGGTGTCAGGCGAGGGCGTCGGTGAGCACGGGGAGCTTGCTCGCCTTGCGCGCGTGCTCGACCTGGGCGAGCTGCTCGTCGTTCAGCTCGACGTGCGACCAGCGATAGCCGCTGATGACCTTCCCGGCGTGGCCTTCCTTCGCGGGGAGCTGCTTCGGGAAGACCTCGCAGCGAATCAGGAGGTGCGTGCCCGCCTGCCTCTCGTCGAAGAACTTCTTCAGGGCGGCCGGATTGGCGAACTCGTGCTCGTCGGCTCCTACCAGCGTCATCAGGAAGGACTTGAAGCGCCCGCCGCCGCCCTTCTTCTGGTCACTGAGGTTCTCGACGTAGTCGACCGTCTCGCCCGGTCGGCTCGGAGACTCGCCACCCGCGAGGGGTTCGGACTCGCGAACCTTCAGCTCGGCGATGGCCGAGTCGCCCTTGAAGCCCTCCTTCGTGCGGATGACCTCGACTTCAAGAAGGTAGCGACCGAAGCGCGGATAGCGCCCTCCAGTTGCGGCCTGAGCGGTGGCAATCTTCGTCAGTGCGTTGTTCATGTTACGTGGGTCCTTCGACGGGTTGCGTCAGCGAGGGAGTGCGCTGACCCCACGTAAATGCGTGCGGATTCTGGGAGTGGCTCGATAGCAGGAGCACAGGCCAGTCGCAGGAGGCGAAGCACAGTCGCACGCCGCCTTTGGCGCCTTCTCTCGGGAAGAGGCCCTTCAAATCAGGCTCCCTGAGAGCCGGCTCAAAATTGAGAGAGCATGCGTGGGGGCGACGAAGCTGGTCCGGGTTGTTCCTGTGGTAGCAAGGTCCGTTCCGACGTCACCACCAGTAATTCAGCGATGGCAGGTAGGTCCTTGATGCCGTCCTTGGTGCGGATGGACTGCACCGCTAGGCGCTAGGCGATAGCGGCCAGCCTTGAGGTCCTCCGCGCCGAGGGCGGCCTGGGCGGGGGCGATTCGTGCGAGTGCTGCGTTCCTCATGTCCCGTGTTCCCATTTGAGTGGCGGGACGTCGAAGGGACGTACTCTCCTTCTTTTGTGGGGACACTTTCCGGAAATGGCCCAATCTGCTGTGCCCGGGAAAGTGTCATGCCCGGGTCCATGGCGACCCGTTGGGGTGATTGATACCGCCAAGCGTAGAGACCTTGGCGATGCGAAGTTATTCCGGGGCTTCAGAGGCCCGCTACGGGCGCCAGTTGACGAGTCGCGAATACTTGTGCTTGCTTTGCGCGAGGCATGGGTGATGTGCGAGCGATTGCTGGGGGCTTGGCGATATCATGAGTAATCCATTTCAGGAATTCGAACTTCAGCTTGACGGCAATGTCTATGTCAGGACTCCTCAGAAAGAGGCGTACCAAAAGCTTGTTGAATATGCGTCCGGTCTCATGGGGGAGGATCGAGAGGTAGGGATAGTTTTGCCAGTGGGGTGCGGAAAGTCAGGGTGTATTGCCCTGGCGCCTTTCGCATTTGGCGCTCGACGAGTTCTTGTTGTTGCTCCTGGATTGGCGATAGCGAAACAATTGGCGAGGGACTTTGACTCAAGCCGCGATGAGATGTTCTATAAAAAGTGTCAAGTTCTCCCGCAGGGGCCATATCCAGAGCCCGTCTATATCCAGGGGGATACCGTAAATAGGTCAGATCTGGAGGAGGCGCACGTCGTCGTAACTAATATCCAGCAACTACAGGGCGGAGAGAATAATCGGTGGCTAAGAGGGCTGTCGAATGATTTCTTTGATCTTATTTTGTTTGATGAGGGGCATCATAGCGTTGCCGATAGCTGGACGATGTTGAAGCAGAAATTTTCTGGCGCGAGCATTGTGAATTTCAGCGCGACTCCTCTTCGTGCTGACGGCCAAGTGATGGCTGGAAAGGTTCTTTATTCGTACTCGATATTTCGCGCCATTCAGGATGGCTATGTAAAGCGGCTAAGGGCGCTGCAACTCAATCCGCGAACATTGAAGTATGTGCGCCGCGAAGATGGACGAGAGATTGAGGTGAGTCTGGACGATGTCAGGCGTCTTGGTGAACAAGATGCGGACTTTAGGCGAAGCATTGTCACCTCCAGTGAGACTCTAAATACGATAGTGGATGCTTCTATTCGGGAGCTTGATCGGCTGAAGGAAGAGAGCGGCGAGTCGAGACTGAAGATAATTGCATCTGCGCTGAATTTTGAGCACTGCCGTCAGATTGTCGAGGCATATAGAGCTCGTGGTCGAAATGCTGATTACGTGCATTCGCTTGAGGGTGGCGCAGCCAATGAACGCGTCATGAACAAGCTTGAACGGCATCAGATTGAAGTGATTGTCCAGGTGCGCAAGTTGGGAGAGGGTTTCGATCATACCTTCTTGGCGGTAGCTGCAGTCTTTAGTGTGTTTAGTAATCTATCTCCCTTTGTTCAGTTTGTTGGACGCATCATGCGAGTTGTGAAGCAGAATGCACCGCTTGATGCTGTGAATCAGGGGGTTGTTGTTTTTCATGCGGGCGCAAATATTGCCAATAGGTGGTCTGATTTTCAGGCGTTTACTGGGGCCGATCAGAGTTATTTTGATCAGTTGTTGCCGCTTGAGGGACTCGATCCTGGTGACCCGCGCCCCGAGAGGGAGATCGTCCCGGTGCTCGGCGATGACGGTTCTGAGATTGAAATTCGGGCGCAGACCGATGTGCATTTGGAAGAGATTCCGTTGCTGCGAGATGATGTTGCGCTTGAGGCCCTGCGAACCTTGCGGCAGCGGGGGTATACGTCCCAGGATATTGCCGCCGCGTTTCATCAGTTGAACCCCACTGCAGACGAGCCTTTGCGCGATTTGAAGCCAGTTTCGACGACAAGGGTTCGCGAGAGGCAGGCTAAGCGCAGTGGCCTTGATATGCGTGCGAAGAGTGCGGCGGCTAGGGTCTTGGGTGAGCGAGGATTAAACCCAGAAGGCCGTGAGCTGGATACAAGGAGGATTGGGAGAAGCAATCTCGTTGTGGTGAAGGCTGCCATAGATAGTGCCATCAATGCGGCTGTGGGTAGGGGTCCAAATCAGCGGAATGAGTTGTCGCGAGCGGAGTTGGACAAAATTGAGAAGGAGTTTGATGGACTTGTTGCGGCCGCTGTTAGTGAGGTCTTTGATGGGTCGCGTTAAGCTGTTGGTTGTTCGGATGGAGGTTGATGCGGCCGTAAGGGCTCATGAGTGCCGCTCTAGTTCAAAGCACAAGATTAAGAAGGGGGATGTGCGACTGAAAGTTCGCAACGGGCGGAGTTGGATGCATTATTGTCGAGCCTGTGCGGATTTGATGATTGGAAAGTCTATCGAGAAGCTCGTTGAGATTCGAAGAATGGAGCCTGACTCTGGTGAGGCGTCTTCTGAGAAGGCCTTGCCGAGAGATATCGTTCGGAGCGGGACTGAAGCCTGATTTCGCTATCGAGTTTGGCGGACAGTAGTTTCTGGCGCTGTCCGTCTGTCTGTTGAATGAATCGCGCTCGTTCCTGTGCGGCCGCGAAGGCCTCGACGTAGTCCTGTGTGTGTAAGCACACGTCCACCTCGACGCATGGGGCTTGTTGGCCGGGGCGATGCGTGCGCGCGAGGAGTTGCTCCCAGGTGGCGCCGTCTGAAGGCGGCGTCACCACAAGGTTGCGTGAGAACTGCTGGAGGTTCTTCCCTGTGGCGTGTGCCTTGATACTTGCCACCACGGAGCGCGTTCCTGTCTCTCTGAGGATGGCCTCGGACGCCGCCTTTCCTCCTCCGTAGAACGGCACACCCGCCGCCTTCGCGATGCGTTCACCTAGCTCCGGATATTCAACCCAGACGATGCCCACCCGCGAGCGAGCCCATTCCGCCGCGTCCTTCACGAGAAAGTCCGACACCCAAACGGCCTGGGGTTCGGGCTGCACGGCGGCATGAATTTCCGCCCACTCCTGCCACGTCGCCGCGTGCCAGACGGGCTTATCGCCCTCGTAGGGTGGTGACAAATGCGCGCGGATGGCCGCCTTGGTGAGCAGCCCTGGCGAGTCCAGGTGCTCACGACGCTTGCCCTTCAGTTCCTCCCAGACTTCCTTGTTCCATGCCTTTCGCTGCGCGAACCACTTCTCGATCAACTCCGGAGGCTCGCCTCTCGGGTAGCGCCAGCGATGGTAAAAGCCGGAGGACAACTGTCGGGCGCAGGCCACGGACTGGAGCTGCTCTTGAAACTGCTCCCCATCCGGACGCTCGCCCGCGTGCGCCAGGTCGATTAGGGTGAGCAACTGCGCGGGAACGGGGCCCGGGTAGCGCGGACGGATTATGAGCGGCTTGTTCAGGGCGCTCTCTTCTGTTGCCACCACGCCCCGCGTCGCGTTGCGGCGGCGCTGAAAGCCCTCGCGGACGTGCTCCCCTGGCTCGCACAGCCGTTCCAGCGCGCCAGGAGGGGCCACTACCTTGCCCGGGTCTAGGGCTGTCCCCCATTCCTCCACGACGTGGTGGGCCAGCGGCAGGGGCGAACCCTCACCGAGCGCCAGCCGCGAAAGGTGCGCGTAGTCCTTTATACTCTTCGAGGCGAAGGTTCCGGAGAGTGCTACGAGGCGCGTCCGTGGGTGCTTTTCGAAGTAACGTAGGAATCGCCCAGTGCGCGCGGACCTCGGGTCCTTGAGGTTGTGGGCTTCGTTGAGGATGACCAAGTCCGGGCGGATGCGCTCCAGGAGGTCCGTGGCTTCTTGGCTTGAGAGCTTGTTGTAGGTAACGACGTGGAGCACCGGCAGGCCCGCCCGAAACCAGCGGCCCCCTGCGAGGTTGGGCAGGCGCCAGTGCGCGCCGTAGTAAGCCCATTCAGTCTCGAATTGCGGCAGCAGGTTAGCGGGGATGAAGAGGACTGCCACGCGACAGCCGGGCATCGCCATGGGGGTGAGGAAGGAGGTCAACTCCTTTCCATGGCCGGTGCCGATGGGAGCAAGCAAACCACCCGTGCGCGCGGCTTCCAAGAGGGCGAGGCGCTGGATGGGGAGCAACGCGGACGGGCACCGCTTCCCGAGCGTCTCGCAAGTGCAACGCGTGTCGGCAGGGGCGCGCAGCGCGGCTTCCAACGCGGCGAAGTCTGCATCGGTGTAGGTGCTCGCGAGGTCGCGGCGCGGAAGGCTGAGCACCCGTGCAAGGTCTGGCGACCAGCCCACGGGCTGCCCCTTCGCGATAGTCGAACGGTCGCCAGCGAGCTTTGCGAAAGCTGTGGGCGCAGCGGTGGCTGGGCGCTCGGCGAAAGTCGCCGCGCCCGGGTGGAGTCGATGAAGAAGTCTCATGAAGGGAGAGGTGCGTGGTTTGGTGCGACTGACCTATTGGGTTGAGGAGTGACCTTCCAGGTCATGTGTGTTCTTGGTTGCCCATTGACTTGGGCTGCCAGTTCGCTAGAGCGCGAAGGATGACGAAAGACTCACTTCCCGAAGGGCCCCAGAGTACGGACGTGCATGACAAGCTGCGCCGCGCGTACAGCGCACTGCCTCATTGGCTGAAGACCAAATGCCGAAAGGGTGAAGCGCTTCGCTCGGCTGACTCGTTCATGGAGTGCTATTACCGGCTGCTGAGCCGGGCCAAGTACGCCCCCATGATCGAGATTGCTGAAACGTCACAGTGGGAGATTTGGATGGTTCTCCCAGGACTGGACGCCCCGTCAGAAGACCTCTTTCGCTTTGAGTGCTTCACCTCGCGAAATGAAGGGGAGTACGGAGTCGTCGTGGAACGAAGCGACGTGATCACCTTCCAAGACCTTCTGGGGGAGTCCGGCCGTTCACTCGAATTGGTGTGGTGGACGCTTAAGGCGGGCGTTCCGTCATAGGCGCTAGCGAAAACTTCGAACGACCATGTCGAAGTTGGCTTCGAGAGCTTCGACAATCACCTGCATCAGCTCCGACTGGGCGACCCCGAGCGCGAAGTAGGCGCCGGGCGGGGGCAGCTCGGCGCGCGCCGCCATTGCCAGCGCCCCGCGCCACTTGCCGAATCCGAGCGCCGAGTCGGAGCCCGCGAAGCGCACGTCGTCGACCCCGCCTGCTTCGGCCACCTTGCGATGCATGGTGTCGACGTAGCTCGTAAGCGACTCGGGCTTCGGTCCGTCGAAGGTCGTCGGGATGCAGTCGACGAAGAGCACGCGCATTTCGCCCTTGGGCTGCTCGGGCTCGGCCGCCTTGCGAGGGCGACCGCGACGCTTCGGCGCGGGCTGCTCAGTGGCCTGGGCGACCTCTGGGGCCGTCTGCACTGGCGTAGGTGTGGGCGCGTCCGGGGGAAGAACGGCGGGCAGTTCCGGGGCGTCGCGCTCGACCGCGGCGTCGATGGTGGGGACCTTGTTGAGCAGCTTGTCACGCAGGGACATCGTCTTGTTCTCTCCTGTGAGGCACTTCGCCATGAATGGACACCCGCCGTACTTGGCGCAGGCGGGGCCGTAGTTCGCGGGCACGTCGGAAGCGCGGGCGGCTTGCGCGTGCTCTTTCATCGCTTCGACCTGGGGCTCGACCTTTGTCTGCCACTCGCGCTCGACGTGCTCGGCGGGCACCGTTGCGACGACGGACGCGGCAAGGCGCTGTCCCCGGGTCTGGTAGTAGAGGTGTTCAAGCTCCAGCGTGCGCAGCCCCGGGAAGCGCTCAACCTGGCTGAGCGCCCACGCGCCATAGCCGACCATCTGCAAGCCGGGTTCGGTGTCGGCGTCGGCGAGCTGCTCAGCGCTCGCGGCATTCGTCGCGACGTTGCTGGTGAACTTGTGGTCGGTGATGCGAAGGACGCCGTCAGAGGCGAGCCGTCGAGCGTCTACGAGGTCGATGAATCCGGTGAAAGGGATACCGCCTGCCGTCAGCGGCGGTTCACCGTTCAGGGGCTGCTCGACGAGCAAGTCAGCGCCGGGCGTGGGCAATAGATGGGCGCCTGACCTCGCGAACGTGCCCAGGACGTCTTCACCCGTCGCAAGGAAATGCTCAAGCTGGGCGTGCCCTTCGGTGCCGACCTGCTGCGCTCCCGTGCTGGGCTCGGGGACGCGCATGACCTTCTGAAAGAACCATGCGCGTGGGCACAGCTTGTGGCGCTTGAGCTGCGAGACGCTCAGGCGCTGGATGACCCCGGCAATCACCGAAGGGCCGTGCTTGGAGAGGTCGACGGGAGGCGTCACCCTCTCTAAATGCGTGCGGTTCCCGCGAGTGGCTCACCCGTAACCGGCAGGGGGGCCAAACCCAGCATGCCGCTCGCCGCGCTTCTCCATGGGCGCGTTCTTCAGCTCATCCGGGACGTAGTAGACGAGCGGCCGAGTCCCGTCCCCCATCCGACGCTGGCCACGGGTGAAGTGCAGCGCCTTCAGGGCCGCCCCAATCTCTCGGGAGATGCGCGGGTCGACCTGGGCGGGGTGAAGGGCGAATGCTTCGACGCCGACATGGAGAATCGTCACGTCGTTGGGGCGCTTGTCGGCGGGCATCTCCAGAAGCCAGCGCAAGATGACTTCCTTCCGGCTGTCCCCGTAGTTCTCTGCGCGGAGGGCGGCTTGCTGCTCGGCTCCCGCCGCTTCTTCAGACGTGAGCCACCACGACTCGCCTTGTTGGAAGCGCACGACTGCTTCCGCCCAGATTTGGTCCCTGTCCCTTGCGAGGGCATCCGTGTCGATGTGGCTGCACTTCACCGGCCAAAAACGCCGATGCCCGGTGGGGTCTCTCAGGTAGTCATCCTCGTTCGTGGTTCCGACGAACACGCAGCGGCGCGGGGACTTCACGTTGGTGCGTCCGTAGGGCGGCCGGTAGGTGTCTTCCGTCCTGGTGATGAATGCCTTGAGGGCTTGGTCTTCGGACTTCCGGAAGGTGGTCAGCTCGGCCAGTTCGATGAGCCAATACTGAGAGGCCAGCATCGCGCTGTCCTTGTTCGTCACGTCGATGTACGCGTCGGTGAAGTAGCGACCTCCGAGGATGCGGAACGCGGTCGACTTCCGAAGCCCCTGGGGGCCTTCAAGAATCATGACGGTGTCGACCTTGCTCCCGGGGCGCAGGGCACGCGCGACAGCGGAGATGGCGAACTTCGCGCCGACGGCCCGCAGGTATCCAGGCTCACCCCTCGCGCCGAAGTACGTGGCAAGCATGCCGTCGAGTCGCGGCGTGCCGTCCCAGACGAGTCCCCCCAGGTACTCGGCGACGGGGTCATAGCTGTTGCGCCTCGCCACGGCGAGAATCTGCTGCGAGACAGTCAGCGCCTTGGGACGCAAGCCGAGGTGGCCGTAGCTGCTCTGCTGAATCCAGTTGGCGACGAGCACGTCGAGCGTCTCCAGGTCTGGATTGATTCCGAGCGGCCCGCCCTCAATCTCAAGCTGCTTGGTACTCTCGTTGAAGCGGAGCACGCCGCGCCACTCGGGGGAGTTGAGCAGCACGGCGAATACGTTCGCCTCGCTGTTGCGAATCTTGTTCGTGCCGTCCTTGCCCGGGTCGAGCGCGAGCTTGCTCATCCAGTCGTCGGGGTTGGGGGCGTCTTCCTCCCTGCCGGGTTCGTCCGGTGAGGGAGCCTCCGGGGCCTTGCCGCCGAGCGAATTCCAGATGGCTTCGTTCTCCGCGAGCCGTCCCTCGTCACGGGCCTTCCGTCGCTCGCGGTGACGACGCAGCTTCAAGAGGGCTTGCTCGCACAGGTGCTCCGTCCCTTCCCGCCAGTCCGTGGCGCCGAAGGACGCGCGGAACAGCTCGACGACGGCCGACTCGGGCGTGCTGAGCGGCAGGACGAAGGCGGCGCACGACATGAGGGCGTTCAGGGCGTTGTCTTGCCCGCCAACGGGGGCCAGGGGCTCACCGGCAAGGGCTCGGCGGATGATGGCGACGTGCTCGGGCTTCCGGATGCGCCGCAGGAGGGCCCGCAGCTCGTAGAGGTCGGCAGGCGCCCCAACGGGCGCGGATGGCTGGGCATGGGCGGGCAGCCCCGAACGGGCCACGTCGAGCAGCGCGTCGACGTCCAAGGGCGCTCCCTCGCCACTGAGGGCGAACGGCTCGACTCCCACGGGCGAATCCGGCAGGTAGTAGATGCGCGCCAGGTCCTTCGTGGCGGGGTCGGCGGGGAGTCCGAGCACGCGGATTGCGGCCTCGCGCACGGACGGCCACTCGCGCGGCAGCACGGGGCGGGACAACGGCATCACCAGCCGCAGGCAGTAGTCGTCGGGTGGGCGGTTGCTGTGCGTCGAGTGGACGGCGAAGGCGAGCCCGTGGCGCTCGACGGCGTCGAGGCACGCGAGCTGCGCCGCTGTCAGGTGGTCCAGGTCGAAGACGGCCACGGTGACGGCGCGCACGTTCTCCGAGCGGCGTCGCTCGACGATGTCGACAGGGCTCCAGGCGGGGCCATTTTTCGCGGGGCAGCCCCGGACGCACGGGGACGTGGGGCACTGGCTGCGACGGTGGGCAGTGAGCTTTGCTGACAGCTCGGGCCAGGACAGGTCGACGCCCTTGGGGGCGATGTCCTGGGCGTTCTCATAGAGCGCGACGCGCACGGGGGCGCCGTGGCGGGCGAGGGGGGCGGCATCGGGGGGGCGCGGCGTGGAAAGTTGGTGTGTTGTAGTCACCCCCGGTAAATGCGTGCGGATTCTGGCGGTGGCTCACGCGGCGGATTTTTGTTCGCGCTGGCAAGCATCAAGTCGGCAGACCCCCTCTGTATAACTCCCTAAGCCAAAGAAGATGTAGGAGTAAGAATAAGGGGGATGTGTACGCATATGAGATGAGCATGTCCTAGGGATATATACGCGAGACCTTTTCGGCCTTGTTCCCGCTGACGCACTGTCGGGGCGCTCGCGCCGAGCCATTCGCGGAAGCCACACGCATTTACGCGGAGAACGACTGCGTGCCGATGGGGCGTCGACGCGCAGCCCAACCGCGAGAGCGTAGAGGCGCCGTGGCTGAGACTGTCTGTGAATCGAGCGTAGTCGGCATGCGGCATGCTTCTGTTGGGGCGATGTCTCACGCAGCAATGTGTCGCAAGGGAAGCACGAAAAATCATGTTTCACACAGTGAGTATGGCCTCCGGGCGGCCCGGCAATCCGAACTCGTGTCCCGCATCCTGTCGGCCCGCGAGAGCGGCAACGCCGCGCTGGAGCGACGACTGTCCGCTGAGTTGCTCGATTCCATGAGGCCAATCATCCGCCGCATCGTCGGGGCCCTCTTGCCCATCGCGGGCTCGCTGTCGCCTGATGACCTCTCGCAAGTTGCCGCAATGGCGGTGCTTCGCGCAGTGTCCAAGTACGACGCCACGAGGGGGCGTCAGTCGTTCGGCCAGGTTGCCTACTTCCGGGCTCGGGCTGCTTGCGAACAGTACGCGCGCATGCACGGCACCGACGTCCACCTGAGTGACGGCGCGCACAAGCGTCGCACCGTGCGTTCAATCCACAGCAACGAAGGCAACGTCGTCCGCGTCCACCGCATGGACATACCGTCTCATTTCTCGGACGGTGCTTCGGCCGATGACTCGTGGGTCGACGAGTTGGAGTCCGCACTCCGCGAGATGTCGTGCCTGGAGCCCGACGGGGACACGCCCGAGGCGGAGTTGCTGTCGTCGGAACGTCGAGCCCTCGTGTTCGAGGCCGTGAGGCAGTTGTCTCCCGAGCGACGAGAGCTGGTGTCCCGCGTCTTCGGCCTCAACCGCCCGGCGCAGTCGGTGCGCTCCGTGGCGGAAGCATGGGGCGCGCCGAAGAGCCGAGTCGACCGGATGCTCGCGCGTGCGCTGGCCGAACTGCGCGAGCGGATGGCCACCCTGGGGATGTAGCGTGCCCGTCGTCGTCGCGAACCGAAGGGGGCTCTGTGCCGCGTGCTCTCTGCCCATCGAACGGGGCGAGGTCATCACCTACGAGCGCACCGTCGGCGCTCGACACGCGGCATGTGCGGACGTGGAAGCCACGCGTCGGCGAAACTTCTACGGCGCTCGTTGCGACCTGTGCGGCGTGCAGCTCCGGCGGGGTGAAGGAAGGCTAGCCGTTGTCGAGCGACAGGCACCCGATGGCGGGTGGCGCCGTAGCTGGAATGCGCGGTGTATCGTTGTGCCTGCGTGTGACGCGCGAATTCGTGCCATGCAATGACAGTCACTGCATGTGGAATGGGATTGCAGCCGGAGTGAAATGGCCTGGGAGGGGCCCCCCGGCTCGGATTTTCTGTCTGCGGCGGATTCCTGGCTTGCTCGGCGGTCCCACACGTTTGAAAAACTTCGATAAAAAACCGGGGCCGGTGCGTTTTGTTGGGCGCTCCCCATGAAAAAGTCCGTGAAACCGCACGCATTTACCGTGTGTGGCTAGACCGACCAAACTGACCCCCGAGGTTCAAAGTCTAATCTGCGACCACTTGAGGTCGGGCCTGTTTCGCCGTGCTGCGGCTGGCCTCGTGGGCGTCGACGAGCAGACCATCTCCCGTTGGTTCCACCGTGGCGCGAGCGAACCGCGAGGGCTCTACCGCGAGTTCTTCGTCGCAGTGAACCGGGCCGAAGCGGAGTTCATGCAGTCCGCTACGGAGACGCTCCAGGCCGCCGCGACGACGAACCCCAAGCACGTCCAGTGGCTCTTGAGCCGCCGCTTCCCAGAGCTGTACGGCCGCCGCGACAACGTCGAGGCGAAGAGCCCCGAGGACCAGTCCGCCGACACTGCCGCCCTGCGCGAGTTGCTGATTGACCGGCTGGGGAAGTTCCTCCCGGACGAACTGCCCGCCTCCGCCCCTGCCGAAGCCGCCACGTCCGAGCAGCTCGAAGACACGGGGGCGAGCGATGCGTAGACTTCTGTCGAAGGGCGCCTGGGGGAAGTTCGCCGAGGGACTCGCGCCGCACGAGTCCCCCGCGTCCCGGATGGTGCAAACGGCCGGCTCCCGCGCTCAGCTCGCGAAGCTCTTCGGCGGGCTCGACGACAAGGAAGTCGAGCTGCTCGTCTACGACCTCGACTTCTGGGCGCGGCGCGAGCAGTCGCCCCCGGACAGGTTCTCGACGTGCTTCGTCATGGCCGGACGCGGCTTCGGGAAGACGTGGTGCGGCGCGCGGTGGGTCATCAAAAAGGCGTGGCAGGCGAAGAGCGTCGGGGCCCTCATCGGCCCGACGGCGGCGGACGTGCGCGACACGATGATTCGCGGGGCGTCCGGCATCCTCGCCCTGTCGCCCCCCTGGTTCACGCCCAAGTACGAGCCCAGCAAGCGCCGGGTGACGTGGCCCAACGGCGTCTATGCCATCTGCTACTCGGCGGATAAGCCCGACCGGCTGCGCGGGCCGAATGCTGGATGGGGCTGGGGCGACGAGCCTGCTTCGTGGAAACACGACATGGCGGCGGTCGACCAATTGCCGCTAGTGCTGCGCATCGGCTCGCGAGAGGACCCGCCGCAGCTCCTCCTCACCGGGACGCCGCGCCCACTGAAGAAGATTGAGGAGCTGCTTTTCGCGAACGCGGAGACGCAGGAGCTCAAGCCGGGCGTGGTGCTTCGCACTGGCTCTTCGCTGAGTAACTTCGCGAACCTGGCGCCGTCGGCCGTGGCCAACATGCGGGCGCTGGCGAACACCCGCTGGGGACAGCAAGAGGTTCTCGGGCGTCTGCTCTTCGACGTGCCCGGGGCCATCTTCGGCTCGGCGAAGTGGGGACGTGTGGAGGCCGACCCGCACGAGTACGCGCAGCAGCTCGACAGGCGCATCGTCAGCGTGGACCCAAGCCCGACGAGCGAAACCGGCTCGGACGAAACGGGCATCATCGTGCAGGGGTGCAAGTCGAGCGTGCTCTTCGGGGCCGACGGGGTGCCGCTCAAGCGCGTTTCGGTGCTGGCCGACCTGTCGCGCCGGGCCAGTCCCCGCGAGTGGGCGACGACGGCCATTCGGGCCTATCTCGAATGGGGATGCGACGCGCTCGTCGTCGAGGTGAACACGGGCGGGGAGATGGTGGAAACGCTCATCAGCACCGTCGCGGGCGAGATGGGCGTCAGCGTCAACGTGAAGCCCGTGCGGGCGACGAGCGCGAAGAGCAAGCGCGCCGAGCCGGTGTCTGCCCTGGCCGAAGCGGGCCGCGTCGAGTTCGTCGGGACGTTCCCGAAGCTCGAAGCGCAGCTCAGCAAGTTCACCGGCATCAACGGGCGTCGCGACGACAGGGCCGACGCCTTCTGTTGGGGCGTTCACGACCTTGTCTTCGTCGAACAGTTCTTTGCGGTGTGAGGTTCTCCATGGGGATGTTGGACAGGATGCGCGCCGCGTTTCGCGGGAGCAGCAAGCGCAAGGGAACGGGGCTAGAGCTGAGCCGCTGGGCTTCGGCCCCGCCGCGCCGGGAGGTGCCCGCGCTGCTCGCGGCCTACGCCGAGATGCCGTGGCTCGGCACTATCGTCGACACGGTGGGCGATGCCTTCGCGGACGTGACGTGGCGGGCCTTCACGCGGCAGGACCCTACGACGCGGAAGACGCTGGTCGACGTGTCGCTGCGGCGGGCCTGTGGCGACGTGCGCCGGGAGCGGTTGAAGTCGCTCGTCGAGACGGGGGACGCGGTGGAGCTGCCCGACCATCCGCTGCTGCGGCTGCTGGCGGACCCGAACGACTACATGACGGGCCGCGACTTCGCGAAGCTCTTCTGTCTTCACTATGACTTGACGGGCGAGTTCTTCGCCGTCGTCGAAGAGCTGGCGGGCGTGCCCGTGGGCCTGTGGCCGGTGCCGCCCGATTGCGTCCTCGCACTGCCGGACCTGAGCAAGCCGAAGTCGGAGCGCACATACACGGTGGCCGCTGGCGGACGGACGTTCCTCCTGCCTGCGGCGAGCGTCATCTACGTGAAGCGCCTGAACCCGGCTGACCCGCTCGGCCGCGGTATCGGCATCGCCTACTCGCTGGGCGACGAAGTCGACACGGACGAGCATGCCGCGCGCTTCACAAAGAACGCCTTCTTCAACAACATGCTCCCGGGCGCCGTCATCGCGATTGAGGGCTTCAACGAGTCGCAGGCCGGGCCCGCGAGGGCCTTCAAAGAGTCGCTCGCGCGTGAGTACGGGGGCCCCGCCAACGCAGGCCGGGTGATGATTACGAGCGGGCGGACGACGTTTGCTCGGCTCGACACGCCGTTCCGCGACATGCAGCTCGTCGACCTGCGCCGCTTCCTCATGGACTTCGTGCGGATGGTGTACCGGGTGCCGCCGGAGATTGTGGGCGACGTGACGAGCAGCAACAAGGCGACCAGCTACGCGGCGCGGGAGCACCTTGCCGAACAGGCGACGAAGCCGCGTGCAGAGGTCTTCCTGGCCTCGATGCAAAAGCACCTGGCACCCCGCTTCGAAGACGACGTGCTTCTCTCCTACGACTCCCCCGTGCCTGCCGACCGTGAGCACCGGCTGCGGGTGATGGGGACGCTCCCGAGCGCCTTCACCTTCGACGAGTGGCGAGTCGAAGCGGGCTTCAAGCCTCATCCGGAGCGGCAAGGCTTCGCGGAGCTGCTTCCGGGCCAGAAGCCCAACGAGCCCGGCGAGACGCCGACGCCCGTCGAAGGCAGCTCGGCGGAGGCCAATGCCGAAGCGACGAAGGACGGCTGAGCCATTCGCAGAAGTCACACGCATTTACCGGGTGCATGACTGGACCCATTACGCGCTCCCTGCGGCTGAGCGCCGTTCGAAAGGACGCGGCGACGTTGAGCGCCGTCGAGTCCATTGGCGGACGCCGCGTCTTCAAGTTCAAAGCGAGTGACGGCGACTTCGACCGCTACTCGGACCGGCTGAACGTCAAAGGCTGGCGGGTGGACGGCTACAACGCGAATGGCGTCGTCCTCTACAACCACGACGACGGGGCGAGCGCCGCGATGACGGGCGCTGAGCCGCAGTTGCCCATTGGGAAGGGGCGCGTCTACGTCGAGGGCGACGCCCTGATGGTGGACATCGAATTCGACGACGAAGACGAGTTCGCGAAGAAGGTCGAACGCAAGGTTTCAAAGGGCATCCTGAATGCCGTTTCCGTCCGTTACCTCATGCTCCCTGGCCAGTATCGGCAGAACGAGCGCGGCGGCTACGACTGCGACGCACAGGAACTGCTCGAAGTCTCCGTCGTGACGATTCCGGGAAACTCGCGGGCCGTGCGCTCGAAGTCCCTGGACGAAGCGCCCGACGACCTCGTTGAACGCATTGCGACGCGCGTTGTCGAGCTGCTCGACGCACGGGCCGAAGCGAAGTCGACCGACGAAGACGAAGCGAAGTCGACCGACGAAGACGTCGAGGACGAGCAGAAGAGCGAGCCCGACGACGAAGACGTCGAGGACGAATCGAAGTCGACGAGTGAGGAAGACGTCGAGGACGAGCAGAAGAGCGAGCCCGACGAGGACGAAGACGAGACGAAGGGTTTCAACGCCGCCGACGCCGCGAAGAGCTTCGTCGAGGCATTCAAGGGCTACATCCGAGGAGTGAAGGAATGACTCGCGAGCAAATCGCACAGATGGTGAAGGCGCTCGGCCCCGAGGTCGCGCGAGAGCTGATGGACGCCGCCGCTCGAAGCGCCCCGGGCCGGGCTGAGCCGGGCAACGCGCCGCGCGGGACTGGCGTCTACGCGAGCACGGAGAACTTCGGTGCCTTCGCGAAGAGCGTCATCGCGGCGGGCCGCCGCACCGGAGCTGCCGAACTGGTCGACGCCGCGAAGCGCTTCGGCAACGCCGACGTCCAGAAGGCCGTTCAGCTCAGCAAGTTCGACTCGGCCGGTGTGCTGGTGCCCATCCAGCAGAGCGGCGAAGTGATTGAGTTCCTTCGTCCCGACGCGGCGATGCTCAAGCTGGGCGTGCGCACCCAGACATTCAAGGGCGAGCTGCACATGGGCAAGCAGACCGGGACGTCCGTCTTCAAGTGGGTAGGGGAGGGCGAGACGGTGCCGAAGAGCGCGCCGAAGTACGGGAAGATTGTCCTCAAGGCGCACAAGGGCATGGTGCTGACCGACATCAGCAACGACTTGCTGCGCACGCCGGGCGTGGGTGACGCGGGCGTCGGCGAGGACATCCGGGCGACGGTGGCCGATGGCCTGGACGACGCGGGCTTCAACGGGGACGGTACGGGCGCCGCGCCGAAGGGGCTCTTCGCTCAGCTCGACGCCGCGCACACCTTCGCTTCCACTGGGACGACGGCAGCGGCCTACTTGGCCGACATCGACAAGGCCGTCGAACTGCCGCTGACGGCGCATGTGCGCATGGGCAACGCGGCGTGGGTGCTTCACCCGACGCGGGCGACGGCGCTCCTTCAGCTCCAGAATTCCGGCGTCTGGGTGTTCCGCCAGGAGATGCTCGACCGGGGGACGATTCGCGGCTTCCCCTTCGTGATGACGACCCGCGTACCGGTGTCGCGCATCACCTTCTCGGCGGACTGGCGACAGTTCATCTACGGCATCGACGAAGACCTCATCCTGTCGGAACACGACGTCCGCGCCGAGTACGACGAGACGACGGTTCGCGCCATCGTGAAGGGCGACTTCAAGGTCCGCCAGCCGAAGGCGTTCAGCTCCATCACCTACACCTGAGAGGCCCCACCATGAACGCCAATTCCACCGACGCGGGCGTGCTCGTCGGCATTCGCCCCGGGACTGTGCCCGCCGCAGTGAGCGCGGGGACGCGAAACAGTGCCGCTGTCGACCGCTTCAGCTTCGACTCGTGCGTGCTGACGGCCTCGACGGGGGCAGCTACGGGCGCCCCGACAGCGCTGTCGCTGGCTGCGAAGCTCCAGGACAGCGCCGATGGCCAGAACGGATGGACGGACCTGTCCGAAGCCGCCATCGCGCCGCTGACGACGGCAAACGCGGTGGCCCGGGTCAACGTCCGGCTCCCTACGGCGCAGCGCTACCTCCGAGTCGTCGAGACGGTGGCCCTCACGGGGGGCACGTCTCCCACCCTGGGCGCCTCCAGCCTGATTGTCCTGTGCGGGCCGGACGAGATTCCCGCCACCTAGCGCCGCGCCATGCCTCATTTCCCGGGCCGGGGCTCCCTTTCCCCTGGGGGCCCCGGCTTCGTCGTTCCTACGCCGTCCTGAGCCCCTTCCATGGCCCGCCCGACTGACCTCTGCCTTGCCGCTACCGTGGCCGCCGACCTGGGCGTGCCCTCCGACTCGCACGTCGAGCGCTGCGTCGCTGCCGCCAGCAGTGCAATCGCGAGGCTGTGCGGCCGGGCCTTCGAGCGGGCCACGGTTACTGAGTACCCGGACAGCTACGGCCGCCCCTACGTGCTGCTGAGCCGTCCGCCGCTCGTCGAAGTCCTCCAGGTGATGGAAGGGGGCGAGCTGCTCGACGCCACCGCCTACACCCTTGCCGGGGACCTCGCGGCGGGGGGCCTTCTCTACCGCCTCGCTGGCCTCTGGCCGGTGACGGCGCGTGTAGGCGGGCTCGTCACCCTGACCGTCGAGATGCGGCAGGGGCGCCCCGATGCGCTGGCGGTGACGTACACGGGCGGCTACGTGACGCCGGGGCAAGTGGCCCTCGATGCCCCCCAGGGGCCCGTTACCCTGCCCGCCGAAGTCGAAGAGGCCGCCATCCTCGAAGCCTGCGCGCTGTACCGGGGGAGGGGGCGTGACTCCGACGTGTCCAGCGAGAGTCTCGGGGATTGGTCCGTGAGCTACCGGGAGCGAAGCGCAGGCCAGCGGCTTGCGAGCCCCCGCACCGAGCTGCTTGTCGCGCCTCATGTCCTGTGGAGGGCCAGTTGATGAGCGGGCCCGCTTCTCTCTTCCGCCAGCGAGTGAGCTACGCCGAAGTCATCGGGCGGGACGCCTGGGGGACTCCTCTGCTGGGTCCCATCCAGGAAGCTCCCGCGCGCATCCAGCCGAGTCGAAAGCTGATTCGCGACGCCAACGGCGCCGAGTTCGTCGCTTCATTCGTCGTCTACACCGAAGCACCCGTCACCCTGCGCCACCGGCTTTGGTTCAAGGGCGACGACCTCACCGACTTCAACCACGCCCGTCGCCCTGCCGCCGTTGACGAGCACGTCGACGGGGCGGGTGTCCTGCGCTACCGGAAGGTCTGGCTCTAATGGCCCGCGACACTGCTGCCGACCTCGCGACGATTCTCGCCGCTGGGGGCCTCGGGCTGAGCGCCGGGGCCAACCTGTTTCTCGGCCCGACGCTCGAAGACGACGATGCCTCGGTGCCGGACGTTGCTTGCTTCGTCCTGCAAACCGGAGGCGACCCGCCGCAGAGCTACATCGGCGGGGGCCGCAAGACGTACCGAACCGTTACCTCGCAGGTCCGCGTTCGCTCCGCCCGTGAGCGCTTCCGGGAGGGACAGGCGCTCGCGCTCGCGGCTCTCGACGTGCTCCACCTCGCGAGCGCCGCGCCCTACGTGCTGATTGAGGTGGACGAAGGCAGCCCCAACTACATCGGCACCGACGGAAGCGACCGCCACTGGTGGACCTTCACCGTGGATGCCTCCTTCATCGACATGGGCGCGTGAGCCACGGCGAGAAAGCGCACGCATTTACCGGGAGCAATGCCACTCAAAGTTGCTCTTGATTTCAGGCTGCTCGACAAGCTGCGGAAGGTAGAGCGGCCCGTACTCGCCGACCTGGCGCCTTTGATTCGCGAACACGCGTCGACGGTGCTCCAGGCGAGCCGCGCCCTGGTGCCCGTGGGCGCTCGGGACACGGACGGCAAGCCGCCGCTCAGCACGTCCGGGTTCATCGACGGCCCGGAGCGGAACGACGCGAAGGCGAGCGTCACCGCGACGGCTGGGTATGCCCACGAAGCCGCAGGCGCCATCCACGAAGGGTTTCACTGGGGCGAGCAACGTTTCGCCACGCCGGTCCACTTCCTGCGCAAGCCCGCCCGTCGGGGGCGCGCGAAGTTCCGCAAGACGGTTGCCGCCCAGATTCTTGCCACGCTTTCGCGGCTCTTCCCGAGCCGGTAGGTATTCGCATGTCCACCCCTGTTGCTGCTCACCTCGACAGTGTTTCCGTGCGCTCGGACACGAATGCCACGCAGTCCGCTGACCGCGTCGACGGCCTGACGGATGCGTCGCTCAGCGAGACGGGCGACTTCGTCGAGACGAATTACCTCGGCGGCTCGGGCTACAAGTCCCGCGTCCAGACGCTGAAGGACACCAGCGCGGACCTGTCGGGACACTTCATGGAGGGCGACGCGCCGCAGTCCGTGCTGCGTGACGCGCGCGACGACGGGAGCACCGTCTACGTGACGTTCATCTTCGACCCCAGCGCATCGGCCGGCTCCAGGGGCAAGCGAATCCCGATGGTCGTCAACAGCTACGACGAGAAGCTGACTCCGGGTGGTGTCGTGGAGTTCACCTGCAAGCTCTTGGGCAACGGCGCCCCGGTGGCCGTCTGATGGCCGCCATCGCTGCGCATGTCGGCTCGCTGTCTGTCGCTGGAGAACCTGCCGAGTTCCTCGAAGCCGAAGCCGTGTCCATGCCCGCGCCCGACTTCACGGGGACCGAGTTTCGAATCGCGGACCCGGAGCTTCGCCGACTCAATCCGGGAGCACCTGTGTTCGTCGAGGTTTCCCCCAACGGGGATGCCGACGCCTGGACACCTGTCGACGCCTACGTCGACCCGCTCTTCGGCGACGTCCACCTCGCCAGCGCTCCCGGCCCGTCGGCCCTCGTGCGCGTCTCGGGCTACGCGTTGCCCGTCCATCCGCTCGCCCTGGTGCGCTCCATCTCCCTCACGGTGACGAACGACGTCGTCGAGCTGCAAGTCATGGGGGACGACTACAAGCGGCGTTCGGTGTCGCTCCGGGACTTCTCGGGGGAGTTGACGGGGCTTGCCCTCACTGAGCTCGAGGTTGAAGCGCTGGCTGAAGGGACTCCGCTGCTCATCGAAGTTGGCAAGGCATCCGGGGCTCAAGTCTTCCGCGCGTGGGTCAAGGTGCCTGAGCTGTCCCACAAGCTAACGCCCGGGGCCCTCTACGAGCACACCGTGAAGTTCCTCGGCTTCGCCTTCCAGTCGCAGGACGGCGCCGCTTTCGCCTGGGGCTACGGCTCGCCCTGAGCTGTCTCGTTTCACACCCAAAGGAGAGTCCATGTCGAACAAGCACAAGCTGCTTGCGAAGAATCGTCGCGTCCTGAAGTCGGTGGAGGTGGACGGCGTCAAGGTGAACATCATCAAGCCGACGATGGGCGACCGGCTGCGGCTGATTGAGCAGGCCCGCGAGGCCGGGGAGATGACGGAGAAGAACGAGCCGACGGGAGACCGGGCCGGAGCGCGGATGCTGGGGCGCATCGCCGTCTGCGTGCTTCACGACGCGGAGACGGGCCGCCCGATGTTCTCCGTCAACGACATCGACGAGCTGCTCGACGAGTCGTGGCTTGAAGACCTCGCGACGGACCTGACGGACGTCTTCAACGTGAGCGAAGAGAAGATGCGGGGAAAATAGACAGCGACCCCGAAGCGAGCCTGCTCTACGGGGTTGCCTCTCTCCTGAAACTGCCGCCCGACGCAGTCCGTGAAATGCCTTACGAGGATGTCGTCGGGCTCGTCGCCTATGCGCGAAGAGAGGCTGACGAACTCGAAAGGCGCTCTTCCAACCAACCGGCTCCAGGCGCGTCGCAGCCGGGCCAGCAATCCATTCGGCGTTTGCGCAAGAGGTGATTCGTCATGGCTGGCGGCGGTTTGAAAGTTGGCGACTTGTATGTCGTCGTCACGGCCGCCGTCGGCGAGTTCTCCAAGTCCATGCGGCGCGTTGTCGCGGACGTTGCGCAGACGGCCGACAAAGTCGAAAAGCTCGGGAAGAAGATTGGCGGAATCGGCGCGCTGTTCAGCGTGGGCCTGTACAGCGCACTTGCCGCGGTGGCTGAGTTCGATAGCGGCGTCACCGAGCGGCTCAACAGAATCAAGCTTGTCTTCACCAACGTCTTCGCTGAAATCGGCGAAGCGATTCTTCCGCACATTGAGAGACTCTCCGAAGTCCTCGAACACGCGCTCGGCTGGTTCCAACGGCTAGAGCCGTCGGTGAAGCAGTCCGTCGGAACCATGCTGGTGTGGGGGACTGCGGCAGCGCTCGCGGGTGGCGCGCTGGGGACTGCCGCTGGCGTCGTCAAGAGCACTGCCGAAATTGTGGGTACGGTTGTCGTCCCTGCGCTGGACGGCGCGGGAAAGGCCGTCGTGCGCTTCTCCGGCTTCGTCCGTGGGGAGACGCCCGTTGTTGAAGGCAACCTAAAGAAAGTGGCGAAGGGGGCTGAGCAGGTCGACGCGGGCTTTGCCGCGGCCTTCCGCAATGCCGCCGCGCGCATCTTCGTGGTGGCTGCGCCTCTGGCCGCCGTCGCGCTCGCCGTTGCAGGCGTCGTGATGCTCGCGGGCACGCTTTACAAGGCGTGGAACGACGCGAGCACCGGCATGCGCGATGCGTTCGTGTCTGCTTGGTGGGGCGTCACCGAAGTTGCTGGCCGCGCGGTGGCCTTCTTCCGGGAACTCTTCACGGGGCTTGGGGCCATTGTTGGGACGTGGGCACGCGGGCAGCTCGAAACGTTCGCCTTCGTGGTGCGCAACCTGGCACGCATGGCGGCGCCGCTGGCTCGCGCGCTCAAGCTCGACGGCGTCGCGGCCTCGCTTGAGGGGTTGAAGGACCTGAACGGCGACGCGCTTCTCGGAGGGCTGAAGGGCTTCGCCGACGGCGCACTCGGCAAGTTGAAGGACGGCTTCGCTTCCGTTTGGGCGGACGTCTCCTACGGCGCGGGCTACGCCTTCGATGGCGTGAAGCTGCTTGGCGGTGACGCTGCGGCGTTCCTCCGTGAGAAGTTCGGCGGCGTCTTCGACGACATGCTCGGCGGGCCGAAGGGCAAGGTGCGCACGCCGTCCGCCGGGCCGGAAATCGAAGCGGGCCGCGTCCAGATTAGGAACTTCAACGCGAAGGAGTTCCTCGCAAGCGTCGGCAACGTCGCGGCCGTCATCGAGCAGGTTGCCCGGAAGAAGGCGAAGGAACTCGCGGACGCGCTGGCCAGGGCCGTCGACGAAGCGAAGCGCTCCCTCACGAGCCGCTTCACGCAGGCCATGGGTGGGCTCTACGAGCTGTTCGAGCGCTTCGAGCAGGGGATGATGGTTGGAGGCGTGTGGGGCGGCGTCATCGCCGTTGTCGCCGAACTGCTCGCGCAAAGCTCGACGTTCGCCACGCTGATTCAGATGACGGCGGGCTTCATCCAGTTCGTTGCCGATGCCATCGGCCGCGTGCTGGCCCCGGTGCTGCCGCTCCTCGCGTCCGCCTTCAACATGGTGGCGCCGCTGCTCGACGCCATTGTGCCGGTGCTCGAAATGCTGCTCGCGCCGCTTCAGGCGATTGCCCCAGTGCTGGAGGTGCTCGGCACGCTGTTCCAGGGACTCGCCCCGCTCATCACCGTGTTGGGACAGATTCTCGTCGCGCTGACTCAGCCGCTGGCGCTGCTCGCGGGCCCCATCATGAAGGCATTCTTCTCCGTCGTGCGAGTCGTGGCGATGGGAATCCTCTACGTCGTGAAGGGCGTAGGCACGGTGTGGAACGCCATCATCGGTTTCATTGCCGGTGTCTTCCGTGCGCTCAGCAAGATTCCGCTCGTAGGGGGCGCCTTCGAGAAGATGGCGCGGGGACTCGACAGCATGAAAGTCCCGATGGACCAGGTCGACGGGGCGTTGAACACGCTGCGCGATACGACTTACGAGTCGGCCGCTGCGAATTCAGCAGCCGCTGTCGCTCAGTGGGAGAACGCCAACGCGACGAAGAAGGCAACCGAGGCGCTCACCAATGTTCCATCCGGCTTCAAGGTGGCGCTTGCGCGGTTCAACGCACAGGACCCGGTTTCGGGCCAGCCGCAGCGGCCTCATGGTGCATCGCCCGTCACGTCGAGCCCTGCTGTCCCGGTGAGCGGCGGCAACGTCAGCGTTGGGCAGATTGTGATTCAGGCCGCGCATGACCCCGCCGAGACAGCGCGACAGGTCTACATCGAAATGAAGCGCGAAGCGGGCCGACGTCGCGGCAACGGTGAGTGGCTGAATGGGAGGTATTGAGATGCCCTTCCTAAACTTGAATGGCATCACCGTGCCCGTTGTCGAGGGGCGGCGTAGGCAGGTGAGCATCGGTGTCGACTCGCGCTCGTTCAGCGGCGTCTACCGGCTCGGGCGCCGCGCGACGCGCCAGGAGTGGGAGTTCAAGACGGGGCCTCTGTCTTCTGTCGAGGCGTTGGCCTTCCGTGGGCTGATTGCCGGGGACGGTCATGCACTCGCGTTCGACGGCGACACCTTCACGAGCCGGGGCCTTGCCTCATCGATTGCGACGGGGGGCATCTTCCAAGGTGCCCGCTTTGGTGGCGGGTTCGAGCTGCCCATCGGTGTGTCTTGCGCCTGGGCGATGCAACTCGGGCCCCGCTGGACGACGCTGCACCACCTCTACGACGCGGCGGGGGGCGTCTGGCTCCAGGTCATCAACCGGAGCGATGGGGCGCGCTGGATGCAGGGGACGGCTTCGGCGAGCGCGGGCGGGCTGATCGTCTCCAGTGGCTCCCTGTCTTTGACGGGGGCGCTCAACCTGCGGCGCTTCGACGACGTCGTCAGCCTGCCGTTCATGGCTCCTGACTCATGGGTTCCGGAAGTGGCCTTGTGGCACTCGGCTCGCGCCTGGAGCGCGTTGCCGTACCTGACGGCAGGCGGGGCCTTCTGCGTCGGTGAGGCGAAGGTGCTTGGCGAAGTGCGGGACGGCGAGTTCGTCGAATTCATCCACCAAGGGGCCCGCGTCATTGGCGAGCGGCTTGAATTCACCTTGCGAGAGGTTTAGGAATCCATGCGCAGCATGTCGTCTCAGGGGTTGGCAGCGCTCACGAGCCCGGCCGGACACGCTTCCCATGTTCGGGTGAAGGTGCTCGACGACGCGGGGACGTGGCGGAATCTGAGCCAGCTTGAAGGCCGCGATTTTCTCGACGCCGTCGAGGTGGACGAGGACGTTGACCAGCCCGTTTCGGTCGCGACGGTGACGCTCAAGCGGCAGATTGAACTCTTCAGCGTGGCCCCGCTCCGGGCCGACTCGAAGCTGAATGCCGTAAGCGGGCAGCTCATCCGACCAGGGCGCGAGTTCACCGTCGAGGCTGCGGTTTCGCCCATCGCCATGTCGCCCAGCGAGAGCGAGTGGCACACGCTGTTTCATGGAGACATCGACGAAGTCGACTTCGCAGGTGAACAGCTCGTCTTCCGAGGGCGTGACTTGGGGGGACGGCTCCAGGATACCTTCATCGAGGTTGAGCGGGCCTACGGGGACGACGACGCCCAGGGCGTTGCCGTCGAGGGCGTGATGCAGGCCATCCTGACGGACAACGGGGCGGATGCGCTGCTGCATGTCCCGGCGTCTCCTGGGTGGATGCTCCATGAGTTCGCCCAGAAGAAGGCGAGCGTCCTGGACGCCGTTCGGGACCTGGCTCAACAGATTGGTTGGCAGGCGCGCTATCGCTGGCGCGAGTCGAGCGGGACATTCGCGTTGACGTTCTCCGAGCCCACTCGCACGAATCCTCCGCTCGCGTGGACCTTCGGCCCGGACGACTATCGCGCTGTTGCGAAGCTCGCCGTCAGCAGGACGGACGTCCGCAACAGGGTGGAGGTCGTCTTCTCGGACGCGGGCGACTTGGACGTCGCAGGGCATGCGAAGACGAAGAGCGTCGTCGTTGAGGATGCCGCGAGTCAGGCCGCCTACGGCGTTCGCTACATGCAGATTGCCGAGGATGCTTCGAGCAACATCGACCGCGACGTTGAAGCGCGGAGGATGGCGGATGCGGCCCTGTCCGACTTGTGCGAGCCGCTCGCCGACCAGGAAATCGACCTCGACTTCTTCCTGCCGGTGGAACTGGGCGACCTCTACCGGTTCCTCCCCAACGGCGTTCACTACTCGGACGCGCAGAACCTGGCAGTCACCGGGTTCCGCCACGTCTTCTCGACGGAGGGAGACGCACGCACCACGCTTACAACGCGCGGGAAGCCCTCCTTCGGCATCTCCATGTGGCTGGAGATGGACACGCGCCCCGGCCTGGGCGAGCCCGCGCACACGTCCCCGCCGCTGCTTCCGCTGAACATCAACGTAACGGCCGTCGTGAATGGCTTCTCACTGTCCCTCACCCCGGCTTCGAGTGGTCCAGTTGCTTCGGGGTACGAACTGCACGTTTCGACGTCGAGCGGCTTCACGCCGAGCAGCTCCACTCTGCGCGGGACGTTCGACACGACGGCATTCGGAGTAGCTGACCTGATGCCGGGGGCGACCTACTTCGTGCGCGTGGTGCCTCGGGACCGCTTCGGCAATCGAGGGAACGCGTCGCCTCAGCTCGCCGTCACGCCGAAGCAGCTTGAGGGCGCGTCGTTGAGCGATGCCGCGGTCGGCTTCCAGCACCTGCTGTATCCGCCCACCGACAACCTCATTCCGAACGGCTACAACGAAGCGGGCATTCGCGCCGTGGGGCAGTCGCCCGATGGTGACAGGCTCGTCGAGGACCCTGTGAATGCCCGGGTGGGCCGTTGGGTGCGCCGGGTGGAGTTGACGAACACAGGGGCGTGGCCGGGCCTGAGCTGGACGGGCGGCTATGGCTCGGAGGTTCCAGGCGGGCGGCTCAAGTGCTCCCCTGGGGACGAGTTCTTCGCCGAGGTCTACGTCAAGGCGTCGTCCGTCACCGTCGGGGGCATGGGAACCCTTCACCTGCTGTGGGAGGACGGAAGCGGCGTCTACGCGGGCCAGAATACAGGCGTCTTTCTGGGACAGGTTGGAACGACGTACCAGCGTGTCACCGTGAAGGGGACGTGCCCGGCCGGTTGCACGGGGGTTCAGCTCTTCTGGGAAACCCAGGTGGCGGCGGCGGACGTGGGCAAGCGGCTCTACTTCGATGCCGTCTCCATGCGGAAGATGGTCACCTTCGACTTGCTCGCGGCGAACACCCTCAAGACGTCCAACTACGCCGAAGACGGCAGCGGCATCCCCACGGCCGGGGCGAAGCTCGACAACGTAGGAACGACGCTCAAGGTGGCCTCGAACAACGTCCAGGTGGGGCGCTACTACCTGAGCGACGGCTTCTTCCGTTCGGTGCAGGCCCTCGCCGACACGGGAAGCCGCATCTACTACCGAGGCAACAACGAGGGCGTGCCGAACATCGACCGGCTGAACATCCAGGTGCTTGAGGGCTACGCCATTGCCGGGGCTGCTGGTGGCGCGGCGAACTTCACCTGGGCGCACTACCATGCCGTCATTCAGCCCCAGGCTGTGAGCGACAACCTCGATGCGCTGCGCTTCCTGGAGGTGGGGTTCTACTGGGCGTATAGCGACAGCAACGAGCCCCAGTGGCTCTATGGGACGTCGGTGCCACTTGCTGACCGCAAGTACCAGAACGGCGCGGTAGACGGCGACGCCAGCAATGCGACGAGCGCTGGCTTCACCTTCATGTACGGCGACAGGTTCAACCGGCTGCGGGACTCGCTTTCGAACAAGCTGCTCTACCTGAAGGTGCGGCTCCACAACGCGAGCGGCTACAGCGCCGAGCGGTGGTTCTTCCCGCCGAGCAACTACGGCGTCAACATGGTGCGTAGTGCGACGGGGCCCGCTTCAACGCCGACGGGCGGCGGTGGAGGTGGCGGCGGTACTCACGGAACCTGCGTCGCGCCGTGGGAGCCGGTGTTGCTCGCCGACGGCGCGGAGGTGTCTGCCGAAATGCTCCGGCCTGGGATGCGAGTGCTCACCATGCACGAGCACGAGAGAGATGGCGGCATCTTCGAGGTGACGCACGTCAGCAGGCATCAGGCGGCGCGCTGCACGCTCACCATGACGGATGGGCGTGTGCTCGTCGTGACGCCGGACCATCGTTGGCGGACCTTCGAGCGCGGCTGGATTCGCACTGATGCGCTTCACCCCGGAGAGACAATTGATGGTGCCGCTCCGGGGCGCGTGGCGTGTGTCGAGCCACGGGACTTCGGCGACGTGATGAGGATCACCGTTCGCTTCGCGATGACCTATATCGTGAACGGGCTGCTGGCGCACAACCTCAAGCCCCGCGATTAGCGTTGTTTGGTCTCAGTCTCTCTAGAACGAGCAAGTGTTTAATGCGATTGCCGTGGGTCTCCATGTTTCAATGAAGTGGTGTTTTGGGCTAGTGTGTAATGTCTTTCCCTGTTTTGATAATTAGCTGCTCGGCGAGGAAAAGGAGGATTTGTACTTCCTTCTGAAGAACCTCTTCCTGCCCCGAATAGGGCACGAAACGGGCAACCTCACCCTCTTTGTTGTGAACAAGGGCGTTGCGAATCGTGTAGATACGTGTTGCGATGTTGGGAATAATCGTATTGTCACTGGTGTCAATTCGCATGGAGCGGTTAAGTATGGTTCGCTCTTCGGTGAAGTGCGGGGAATTGTTTGTCTCGTGCTCCTCAATCCATTGACGCAGTTCGGTTTTGTCAAAATGCTCCGCAAGAACAAGTTTGAGTGCCGAAAGCTCATCTAGTCTTGTGTCGAACTGTCGAATGATTTTTATGAGATCTCTGATTTTCTTGGCTTTCGTGTGGGAGAAGTCTGGATTGATGATGTGCGCCTTCACCTTCTGGTGAAGCACGCTCTCCGAGGCGGATGTGTAGAAATACTCTAGGATCTTATAGAGAGCTAGGTAGCTCAAGAACATGCTGTCGGTGCCGAGTGCTAGACTGTGGTAGCCTATGAGCTCAGAATTGTATGTGCGAAGTGGGAATTGTACTTGCTCGGTACTCTTGCGGCCAATCCAGTAGTACGTTCGTGCCCACGACTTTGCAAAGGAGATGGAGATTCCATTGCCATATGCAAAGTGAAATGCCGCAGCCTCGGCGAGTTCGTGCAATCGGGAGGGCGCGCGGCCGAGGGCCGTGTCGGGAGATGTCGAGATCTTGATTGTGCGGAATCTGAAGTAGTCGGTGATGCTCTTTGCGCCAGGCCGAGAAATTGGTGGGCCGTGAAGCCGTCGCTGTAAGTCCCTGTTGAGGGCTTGGGTGTCCGTCAATGATAGGCAGAAGAGTAGTGATGGTTCGCCGATTTCGATCTTCGTCTTCCCGTCGGCGCTTTCGAGCGTGAGAGAGGAGTCAGGTCGTCGCAATGTTGGGTTCTCGAATTGGACAACGTGTTCGTAGTAGCCCGGCATTGAGAGCTGGGTTTCGGCGATTCTTGAGATTTCGCTTCTCTTTGAGAGGTATTGATCGATGGAGTCGCTTGAGATGGCGTATGTTTGAGTCCTTGGGCCGACTGTGAATGTGAAAGTCGAGCCCTCGGATATGACGACGGCCTTTGTGAGGCCGCGTAGAACTTCTCTTGCCTGTTCGATGGTTGCCATATGTTCGGTGGTTGCTTGATTGAAGGTGTGGAAGCCGGATGGTCCTCGGACTCAGTTTGCAGTAATGTGTGCTAAATTGGAATCGAGACTGCGCCTCCATGGCACGGGCGACGCGTCCATTGAACCCTGCCTTGTGGCAATAGGGCTGCGGTGGAGTATCCGCGAGGTGCACTTCAGGGGGCTGGCGTTCGCTCTGTGAGCCACATCTAGAAGTCGCACGCATTTACCGGGGGCACCCTTTCGACCCGGTGGCGCTGTGACCGCAGAAGAGACTCAGTCCGTTCAGCTCGTAGTCGGCTCCCTGCTTGGAACGGCCGGCGTCGGCGTCCTCACCTGGGCCGCGAAGTCCCTGGTCGGGGAGATTCGGGCCCTCGTCGAGAAGGTCGCGCGGCAGGACGAGCGCATCAACGCCTTGGCCGTGGAGCTGGGCGCCCTGCGGCGGTGGCGCGACGAGTTCAGCGTGGGCCTTCCCGCTCAGGTCCGGCAGACCGTCGGGCTTGAGCTGCTTCGCATGACCCAGTCGGGCGGGCGGGGCTCGTGATGACCCATGCGAACTTCGAGCGGGTCGACCTTGACCGCGTCTATCCGCCGTTCGTCGCGGTGTTCATGGAGGTCATCGCGCGCTGTGCGGCCCGTGGGGTGCGCTACGTCGCGACGCATGGCTTCCGGGACCTGACGGAACAGGCCGAGCTGCGTCGGTTGTACTTGGCGGGAAAGGGCGGCAAGGCGGCACCGCCAGGGTTGTCCGCCCACAACTACGGGCTCGCTTTCGACTCCGTCTGCGACGCGAGCCCGCGACCTGGCGTTCAGCCGGATTGGCGCGAGTCGGCTTACCGCGTGCTGGGCGAGGACGCCACGAAGGCGGGCCTCGTATGGGGCGGCCGGTTCGGCGACTTCCCCCATGTGCAGTGGCCGGGCTACGTGAGCGCGCTTCAGCTCACGCCGCTTCGCGCCCTGGTCCAACAGAGTTCCCTCGCCGACGTGTGGGCCCGCCTCAATGCCGAGCGCCTGTCGCCGAAGTGGCGTGCAGCAAACCCGAAGCTCGCGGCCGAACTGGAACGGCTGGGCTTCTAA